CGATATCAGGGACAGTCTTATACTTGGATTGGAATAGATGAGTTGCCACAATACCCTACTCCTGATATTTATAACTTCTTACGCTCATCACTTAGAAGTGTAGACCCTGCAATACCTGTCTACATGAGAGCTACAGGCAATCCCGGAAACGTAGGTTCATTATGGGTTAAAGAAATGTTTGTTGACCCTTGTGAAGCTAATCAAAGATTTGAAGTAGAGATACCAACACCGATGGGTGTCAAAAGAATATCAAGAAAGTTTATACCTGCAAAGTTACAAGACAATCCTTACTTAATGCAAACAGATGATTACTACGCAATGTTGGCATCACTACCTGAAGTTCAAAAAAAACAATTTTTAGAAGGGGATTGGGATGCATATGAAAGTTCTTCTTTCCCTGAATTTAGTAGACAAGTTCATGTAATAGAACCTTTTGATATTCCGAGAAACTGGATGAGGTTTAGAGCTGCGGACTGGGGATATAGTTCACCTGCTTGTTGTTTATGGTTTGCAGTAGATTACGATAATAATTTATTTGTATATAGAGAACTTTATACAAAAAGAAATACCGCCGATATATTTGCAAGAAAAGTTTTAGATATGGAAGACGGTGAATATATTCGATATGGAATATTAGATAGTTCAACTTGGGCAAGAAGAGGAGATATAGGTCCAAGTATTGCGGAGACAATGATACAAGAAGGTTGTCGTTGGAGACAATCAGATAGAAGTCCTCGAAGTAGAATAGCAGGTAAAGTAGAAGTCCACAAAAGATTAAGGACAGATGAGGATACAGGATATCCTAGTATGTTCATATTTAACAACTGTTTAAATCTAATTAGAACATTACCGATGCTACCTGTTGATAAAAATAATCCTGAAGATGTAGATACAACTGCGGATGACCATGCCTACGATGCACTAAGATATGGATGTATGAGTAGACCTATCCACCCTGTATCACAAAGAGGTAATGACTTCTTAACATCAACAGAAAGACAAGATTCTGCACCCGCAGATAGCATATTTGGATATTAATGAAACTACCCAAGTATGTGACAGTAGGACCTTTTACTGTACAACTAGTTTGTGTACCTCATGAACTAATGTATGAGGTGTCCGAAGCACAAGGAACATTTGTAGTGAAACCTCCCTATAAAATATATTTAGATAGAGAGATGATACAAGCAGGTGGTCCAGATGCTGTTAATGTCGTAATACATGAGTTATTACATTTAGGTTTTTATCAGTATCATTTAAAAGAAAAAGAAGAAGAGACAATAGTTAATTCTTACGGAAACTTTTTAACCGAACTCTTATGCCATTCAGGACTAAAAGAATGGATTAGATTTCACACAAAATAACAATAGGAGAAACAACAATGGCAATCATGAAGCAATATAAGCAAGGTGACTTACCAGAGAACATGTATGGTAATGAAGCATCGAAGCAAGGTGATAGTAAAATTAATGTCGTAAAGCCAGGAGCAGCATTACCTGCAGATATTTATGAAGGTGGCATTAACAAAGATTATCCCAAAGAAAATAAAAACACTGTTGACGGAAAAGTATTTTCATTAGCTGACGAAAGAGATTACTAATTTAAATGCCACACGAAAATACAGTAGGCGGAGTATTTTCTGAAGACGATGATGTAACTGCCCTAGATAATAAAGAGGATAGAAGTTTTGATAATTTAGGTTCTATAATAGAATCTAGATTAAAAGAATCAGAACAGGCTAGACTTTATGATGAGAAAAGGTGGTTAAGAAGCTACAGAAACTATAGAGGTATCTATGGTTCTGACATGGCTTTTCGTGATTCAGAAAAATCTAGAGTTTTTGTCAAGGTAACAAAGACAAAAGTTCTTGCTGCTTACGGACAATTAATAGAAGTTTTATTCTCGCAAGGTAAATTTCCTATTGGAATATTCCCCACTAAAGTACCTTCAGGCGTTAGTGAATATGCACATATAAAACCAGAGAACATGAAGAATCCTCGTATGGAGGATATCTATGGTTTTGATGGAGACGGAAGAGAGATGTCTCCTGGAGCTACCGCCGATAGTATTTTAAATGGATTGGCAGAGAAGTATGCAGAGGCAGGGTTTGAAAAAGGACCTGCTCCTGATTTAAAAACTATGCCACAAATAGAACCTGCAGAGGAAGCTGCTAAGAACATGGAGAAACTTATCCATGACCAGTTAGAGGAAACTCATGCCATATCTGTTATGCGTCATGTATTATTTGAAATGTGTTTATTAGGCACAGGTATTTTAAAAGGACCATTCAATTATGAAAAGCCTGAACACAAGTGGGAGTTAAATGAAAAAGGTGAAAGAGAATACTCACCTACTAAAAAATTAGTACCAAGAGTAGAAGCAGTTAGTTGTTGGGATTTATATCCTGACCCTGATGCAGTACAAATCGAAGATGCAGACTATGTAATTCAAAGACATGTCTATACTCGTTCTCAAGTAAGAGACTTAATGAATAGACCATTCTTTAGAAAGTCAGCTATCGAAGATTTACTATCTTATGGTTCTAACTATGAAACAAGAAGTTATGAAACAGCTTTGTTTGATAGAGAGAATCAAGAGGAGTTTAGTAAAAATAGATATGAGATTTTAGAGTATTGGGGTGTTATGGATAAACACTTTGTAGAAGAAGCAGGAATAGAAATACCTGATGACATTGATGACGACTTAGATGAAATACAAATCAATGCATGGGTATCAAATGGACACATTTTAAGATTAGTATTAAATCCATTTACACCTGCAAGAAATCCCTTCATGGTATGTCCTTATGAAATAAATCCTTATCAATTCTTTGGCGTGGGCATACCTGAGAATATGGATGATGCACAAACAATTATGAATGGTCATGCAAGAATGGCTATTGATAATTTAGCATTAGCAGGAAACTTAGTCTTTGATATAGATGAGACAATGTTAGTTCCAGGACAAGACATGTCTGTATTTCCTGGAAAAATATTTAGAAGACAAAGTGGACAAACAGGACAAGCTTTACATGGATTAAAGTTTCCTAATACAGCACCTGAGAACATGCAGATATTTGATAGGTTTAGACAACTAGCAGATGAATCTACAGGTATACCTTCTTATTCACATGGGCAAACGGGAATACAATCTACCACTAGGACAGCATCAGGTATGTCTATGTTGATGGGAGCTGCCGCACTAAATATAAAAACAGTAATTAAAAATGTAGATGATTATTTATTAAAGCCATTAGGTGAAACTTTATTTCATTGGAACATGCAGTTTAATAAAGAAGTGCCAGAGATACAAGGTGATTTAAATATTAAAGCACAAGGCACAACATCTCTTATGACAAAAGAAGTTAGGTCACAAAGATTGATGACATTCATGCAGGTGGCATCTAATCAGTTCTTAGCACCTTTTGTAAAATGGCACAGTATTATAAAAGAGATTGCAAAGTCTATGGATATAGACCCTGAACAATTAGTTAATGACCCAGAAAAGGCAGCAATATTTATGAAGATGATGGGAGACATGAATGGAAATCAACAAACTCAAAGCGTTAACCAACAACAAGGCGGTATGGCAAATACTGGAGGAGTACCTGCAGGAGCAAATAACCAAGACCCACAAGGGTCTGGAGGTGGCAACATCGGAGTTGGAACTCCACAGACTCCAGGGCAAGGTGGCAATGTTGCACCAAATCCTCAACCTACGGGAGCAACTGAATAATAATGGCAACTAAACTATCGGATGTATTAGAACAAGAATCTTCAGGGATTATGTTTCCCTTTAGAACTAATGTTAAACCTGTGAAAACAGAACAACAAGTTTATACACCTACCGATGGTATTATGAATGTTACAGGCACACAGTATGAAGGACCTAGTGCAACTATTACTTATGGTTCAGAAGAACAAGGATTTCCTAGACAATTAAAAGAAATAGAAAAAGGATTACTTCCTAGATTTGACCAATCACAATTTCCAGATGTAGGAAAAGGTAAAGTAGAAACTACGGCAACGACAACAACACAACCTGTAGAACCTGATAAACCAATTATGGACCCTTGTCCTGCAGGATTTAAATTAATAGATGGTGTATGTCAGCCTATTAAACAACAACCACAACAAGATAGAGGTGGTAGAGATAGACCGACATTTACTGGTCCTAAAATAAGTGCAAGTGGTGTTATAGAAGGTTATACAGCAGTTTTAGGAAGAGACAGACCTACTGCAGGTAGATATGATGCCATAAGCAAAGAGTATGGAAAGGCAGTAGCTGATAAAGTTTTTGAAGTTAATCAAACTTACAGAAATAGAGGAGCACAGTTAAAAGCAATTACCAATGCAGAAAAAAATAGAATACTAAATGTTTATGGTGAAGAAAGATTAAATAAAGATTATGTAGAAGGTAATGATGGGGTATTTTATAGAGTAGTTGCAACATCTCCTAAAATATCAGAACTAGTTACAGATGCAGCAATTGCAACTGGAAAAATTGTTGATGATGCGGCTACAAAAGGGGTAGGTTTCATAGGAGCAGCAAAAGCTGTAGCAGACGAGGTAAATAATTATTTAACAGGAGAAAGTGAAAAATCAGATACTAAATCTGCAGAAGAAGGAACTACACAAAAAGATACTAAAACAGATACGCCTACATTAACATCTAAAGATTTAGGCGGCATAGATAAAATATCTGATACTGTAAAAACATTTAGTAAAAACTTTGGAAATTTAAATAATACCATCACAAAAGAATTAGAGTATCAGCAAACAATGTCTAACGCATTACAAAAATTACTAAAGAAAAAATTCCCTCCTCAAATGGGTGGAAGTGAACAAAAGAAAAAACATGATGCTCAAATAAAAGAAGTTCGAGATTTAATATCGTTATCTAAAACTAAACAAAACATTGCGGAGGATACTTCTAGAAGACAAAATGAGGCAGTTCAAAATGAATTAAATAATTCAAAAGAATCTAGTCTTAATATTAAAGGTTCAAAATTTACAGTACACACAAATAGTAAAGGGAAAATAGTAGGGTATAGTAAGGAAGGTTCTAATACTGTTAATATGGCAGGTATGCCACCTGTAGGTCCT